CAGGCCGCGCAGACCGTGGCCGCCACCGCCGCCGCCGATGTCCTGGCCGATGCCGTCTTCGCCCAGGCCGGCCAGGCGCTGACCGCGCTGGCGTCCGCCGAGATCCGCGTGGACGGCGCCCCGGCACAGGCCGCCGACACGCTCGCCGCGACGATCTCCGACGGCACCGTCATGGCTCCGTCTGGCGCCGGCGCGCCGTTGCGCCGCGTCGACATGGATCGGCCGGCCAGCACCCAGTCCGCCGGCCGCCCGCTGCAAACGTCTGCACCGCGCCCCGCCGCGGGCGTGAGCCAGCGCCCCTTCGGCGTCAGCGGCTCGCGGCCGCGCCAACTGCACTGAGGCTGAGGGACTCATGGGTCTAAAACTCATCACGCCGCCCGCAGCGGAGCCGGTGCTGCTCGCCGATGCCAAGCTGCACCTGCGCGTCGACGGCACCGACGAAGACACCCTGATCGCCGCCCTCATCCAGGCCGCCCGCGAAGCCTGCGAGCACGAAACCGGCCGCGCGCTGATCACCCAGACCTGGGAGCTGGTGCTCGACGCTTTCCCGGACGGCATCCGCCTGCCATACGCGCCGGTGCAAAGCATCGCCAGCGTCAAGTACCTCGACACGGACGGCGTCCTGCAGACCCTGTCCGCGCCGAGCTACCAGCTCGACAACCACATCGAGCCCGCCTGGCTGACGCCGGCCTACGGCTATGCCTGGCCCGCCACGCGCGAAGAGCCCAACGCCGTGCGCGTGCAGTACGTCGCCGGCTTCGGCGCCGCCGGCACCGATGTGCCCGAAGTCCTGCGCGCCTGGATGCTGCTGCAGATCGGCCACTGGTACGCCAACCGCGAAGCCGCCGGCGACGCCCGCATGGAAAAGACCCCCTACGTCGATCGCCTGCTCGATCGCTACCGGGTCTATGGAGTGTGCTGATGGCCGCCGGCCGCCTCCGCACTCGCATCACCATCACGCAGCGCGGCACCGCGCAGGACGCGCTCGGCCAGCCGGTCGCCACATGGAGCACCGTGGCCACGGTGTGGGCCGACATCCGCCACCCCTCCGGCGTGCAGGCGGTCAAGGGCGATGCCGACATGTCGATCGTCAAGGCCAGCATCCGCATTCGCCGCCGCAGCGACGTCGATGCCGGCATGCGCGTCACCGCCGGCGCGGACGTCTACGACATCAAGGCCGTCCTGCCGGACGCCGACCGCAAGTACCTCAACCTGCCGAGCGAGAAAATAGCGTGAGCGCCGGAAAAAACACCCTCACGCTGCGCGCCGACACCGCCGCCGCCGACCGCTTCTTCGACGCCCTCGTCGAAACCAGCGAAGAGGCCGTGCGTGCCGCCGCGCAGGCCGGCGCCCAGGTGCTCTATGACGAAGTCAAACGCAACGTCGAGCGCATCGGCGTTCAAAGCGGCAACCTGCGCCGCTCGATCTACCAGGTATTCTCCGCCGACAACAGCGGGCCGGGCAGGGCCGTGTATCACGTCAGCTGGAACGTCAACAAGGCGCCTCACGGACATTTGTTGGAATACGGCCACCTGCAGCGCTACAAACACTACCGTGGCAACGACGGACGCATCCGCCCGATGGTGCGTCCCGGCATGGAAGGCCGGCCGAAGCCCGGCCGCCGCGCCTCGCAGGACGCGAAGGATGCCTATTGGGTGCCGCTGCCCGGCGGCCCGCGCCAGGTCGCCGCGCGTCCCTTCGTGCGGCCCGCCGCCGCCAAGTTTCCCGACGCGCAGGCGGCGATGGAGGGCGAATACCTGCGCTTCATCAACGAAGGTCCGCTCGGAGGCAGGCGATGAGCGTCGAGTCCGACCTCTCCGACGCCCTCAAGGGCCTGGTGGGCAACCGGGTGTTTCCAGATATCGCTCCGTTCGACACGGCGCGGCCGTACATCACTTACCAGCAGATCGGCGGGCGCGTCATCAACTACACCGACCCCTCGGTGCCCGACAAGCAGCACGGCGAGTTTCAGATCAACGTTTGGGGCGACACGCGCGCCGCGGTGGCCGCGCTGATGCTGCAGGTCGACGCCGCCCTGCGCGGTGCCGCTGCCTTCGTCGCCCGGCCGCTGGCCGCGCCCGTGTCGCGCCACGAACCCGAACTCGAGCGCTACGGCGCTCTGCAGGATTTTTCGATCTGGTCATCGCGCTAGATCGAAAATAAGCACCCGCCTCCGGGCGGGTTTTTTGAACCCGCCATCGTGCGGGTTTTTTGTTTTCAGAAAGGAACCCGAACATGGCAACACTACCTTCCGGCACGCTGCTGGCCGTCGCATCGGCCTTCGCTGCCGAAAAGACGGTCAGCGGCATCAGCAACGCTGCCGAGGCCGTCGTCTCCTGCACCGCGCACGGCTATTCGGTCGACGACATCGTGCAGCTCTACTCCGGCTGGGGGCGTCTCAACCGCCGCGTCGTGCGCGTCAAGAGCGTGTTGGCCGACAGCTTCGTCGCCGAGGATATCGACACCACCAACACCGAGTTCTTCCCGGCCGGTTCGGGCGGCGGCACGGTGCGCAAGGTGTCGACGTTCACGCAGGTCTCGAAGTACCTCAACCCGCAGCAGTCGGGCGGAGACCCCAAGAACGTCACCGTCCGCTTCATGGACGAAGACACCGAAGTCAACATCAACGACGGCTTCACCGCCGTGACGGAGTCGTTCGAGGTCGATGCCGACGAATTCGGATCGACAGCCTACAACACCCTGCGTTCGCTCTCGGAGGTGCAGTCCGACACGATCCTCAAGAAGACGCTGAAGAGCGGCGATCAGATCTACACGCCGTGCAAGATCGCCTTCAACGAGAACGTGAAGCTCTCCGACGGATCGATCATGACCAACGTCGTGTCGGTCAACGGCAACGGCCGCGTCACGCGCTACAGCGCGCCCTGACCGGCGCACACGGGCACCGGCCTGCCGCGTGTCTTCCTTTCGCGGGGAAGCGCGCGGCGGGTACGGGCACCCCGCCACTCCCGCCACCACCCCGCAAAAAGGAACCAATCATGTCCACCGTCACATTGGGCAAGCGCCCAAGCACGTTCAAGCCCTTTTCCGTCAAATTCCAGCTGCCCGACGGCAGCGAGGGCGCGATCCTGATCACCTTCAAGTACCGTACCCGCACAGAATTCGGCGAACTGGTCGACGGCATCTTCAAGGATGCCGGCCGCCAGCGGCCGGAGGGCGAACCGCTCTCCATGCGGGAGCTGATGGAAGGCACACGCGACAAAAACGGCGACTACCTCGCCGCCGTCATCGAAGCCTGGAACCTCGACGCGCCGCTCACCGTCGAGAGCCTGCGCCAGCTCTCCGATGGGCTGCCCGCCGCCGCCGCCGCCATCATGGAGGCCTACCGCACGGCCGCCCTGGAGGGCCGGCTGGGAAACTGAGAGAGGCAGCGCGGGCGCTCTACGCCCGCCTGCCGAGCGAAAAGGAGCTCGCCGCGACCGGCCTGCGCGTCGAGGACTACGAAGAGCACATCGAAGCCTGGCCGGACATCTGGCCGGCCGTCGAAATATTCACCTTGATCGGCACGCAGTGGCATAACGGCTTCAACGGTCCGACCGGCTTGCGCTACGAGACGCTGTTTGACCTGCTCGACCGCAAGGGCCATGCGGGCGAAAACTGGTGGCGGCTGTTCGACGACGTCCGCCTGATGGAAGCCGAAGCGCTCAAGACCATGCGTTCCTGAGGACCACGATGACCGAGAACCGTAAAGTCCAGCTCGAGGCCGGCATGGATGTCTCCGGCGTCGAACAGGGCGCCGAGCGCGGCAAGCGTGCCGTCAGGGACATGGCGCAGTCCGTCGTCCAGGCCGGGCGCGACGCCGGTCAGGGCGTCGAAGGCCTTGGCCAAAGCAGCGAACGCTCTGCCGACAAGGTCGCCAAGGCCTACGGCCGCATCGAATCGGAAATCCGCCGCGTCACCGCCGCCGCCCAGGCTGCCGCCGAGGGCACCGGGCGCTCCGGCGAGCTGCTCAACAAGGCTGTTGCGCAGGGCCTCGATCCCGGCCGCATCGAACCGATGCTGGCCAAGCTGCGCGAATACGAGGCGGCGCAAAAGGGCGTCGGCATTTCCGCCGGCCAGATGCAGGCGGCCCTGCGCGGCGTGCCGGCTCAATTTACCGACATCGCCACCTCCCTGGCCAGCGGGCAGAAGCCGATGCTGGTTCTGCTTCAGCAGGGCGGCCAGTTGAAGGACATGTTCGGCGGCGCGGGCGCCGCCGCCCGCGCGCTGGGCGGCTACATCCTCAGCCTCGTCAATCCCTATACGCTCGCCGCCGCCGCCGCCGGCGGACTGGCCGCGGCCTACTACCAGGGCAGCAAGGAAGCCGACGCCTATGCCAGGGCCCTGATCCTCACCGGCAACGCCGCCGGCACCTCCGCTGGCGCGCTGGCCGGCATGGCGGTGCAGATCAATGCCATGGGCAGCGCCACGCAGGGCGCCGCCGCCGAAGCCCTCGCCCTGGCCGCCGGCACCGGCAAAATATCCGGCGACAACCTTCGGCTCGTCGCCGACGCGGCCCTGCGCATGCAAAAGACGGCCGGCATCGCCGTCAGCGAGACCATCGAACAGTTCGCCGAACTCGGCCGCGCGCCAGTCACGGCCTCGCTAAAACTCAACGAGACGACCAACCATCTCACCGAATCCGTCTATCGCCAGATCAAGGCGCTCGAGGATCAGGGCCGAATGGCCGAAGCCGCCGCCCTGGCGCAAAGCACCTATGCGGACGCGCTTACCAGCCGCGCCGGCCAGATCGAACAGAATCTGGGCGCGATCGAAAAGATATGGAAAGGCGTGGCGGCCGAAGCGAAAAGCGCCTGGGATGCCATGCTGGGCGTCGGCCGCACGCAGACCCTGCAGGACCGCATCAGGGAGCTTGAGACGGCCCAGGGCCGCGGCTTCTTCACCGCGCACCGCACCTCAGAACAGGACGCCGAACTGGCCGCGCTCAAGGCACAGGCGCAGGCCATCGACGATGCCGCCGCCGCCAAGGCCAAGCGCAACGAGCAGGAGAAGTCCGGCATCGCGCTCGCCCGCGAAGCCGAAAAGCACCTCGACCGCGAAGCGCAGAAGCAGCGCGAGCTGATCAAACTGTCGGAAACCTACAATCGCAGCGCTCAAACGCCTGACAATACGCGCGACTACCTCGCCGCCGTGGCCGGCGTCATGGAGAAATTCACCGAAAAGGCCAAGGGCGCCAGGACCGCCGTCAAGGAGGTCCGCGACGAATACGCCGAGCTCGTCAACAAGCTCACCGCGCAGGACGCCGGACTCTCCTCGTCGTTCTGGAAAGACCTGGAGACCCTGCACCGGCAGTATCTGAAGACCGGCGACATCGATGCCTATCGCCGGTCGGTCGAACTGCTGGTGACGCAGCAGAAATTCCACCAGGACACCGTCAAGGCCGCTGCCGCCGCCGAGGCGGAATGGGCCAAGTCCGCCTCGGCGGCGCAGCAGGCGCGGGAAAAGGAAATCCGCTCGCTCGAGCAAAAGGCGCAGGCGGCCGAAGACGAGTTGCGCTATTACGGCCTCGCCCGCTCGGAAATCGAGGCCCTCATCGTCGCCCGGCTGGAAGAGCGCCGCGCCATCGAGTCCGGCATCGATGGCCAGGAAGACGTCGTCTCCAGTCTCGACCGCGAAATCGCCGCCCGTCGTCGCTTGCGCGATGCCTACATGAGCCGCGAAGTCGCCGCCGCCAACGAAAAGGCCGCCCAGGATTCCGCCAAGGCCTGGGAAAACTTCTCCCGCGACATCGAGCAGAGCCTCACCGACGCCCTGATGCGCGGCTTCGAGTCGGGCGAGGGCTTCGGCGAGAACTTCGTCAAGACCCTGCAGAACACGCTCAAGACCGCCGCGCTGAAGATCGCCGTGCAGATGGTGGTACAGCCGGTGATGGGAAGCCTCGGCCAGTCGCTCGGCTACACGCAGTCAGGGCAGGGCGGGCTTGGCGGCATCGGCAACCTGTTTTCGATGGGGAACAACCTGCTCGGCGGCGGGTCGAACCTTTACACCAATTTCGCCACATCCTCCATCGGGCAAGGGCTGGGCCTGTCGGCGGTCGTGCCTGGCATATTCGAAGAGGCCGCCGCGCTGGGCATTGCCGGAGAAGTGGGCGCCGGCGGCGCCGCCCTGACCGGCCTTGGCACTGCTCTTCCCTACATCGGCCTCGCCCTCGGCGCTCTATCTCTCTTCGGCGGCGACCTCTTCGGCGGCAAGGAAAAGCCGCCAGAGATCAACATCGCGAACGTGCCCAAGGGCACGAAATGGGCGGCGTCGGCCGGCGCCGGCCCCTTCGGCGAGTTGCAGATGGCGGGCAAGCACCTGGGCGAGACCGAGCAGGAAGTGCAGAAGATGGTCGACGCGCTGCTCAAGCCGATGATTCAGGCCGACACCGCTCTCGCGCAACTGCTAACCGGCGCCGAGGTCAAGGCCATTTCCGGCGCGCTCGAAGGCTGGACCTCCGGCGAGGTCGAGTTCGAAGGCGAAGCCCAGGTGCAGGAAATGGTCAAGGCGCGCTTCGCGATCATCTCCGACACCATCGGCGGCTGGGTCGATGAATTGGCGGATACCGTCACCGGCACCAGCGAGGAGGTCTACACCGCACTCGGCCAGATTCTCGCGCAGCGCAATGCAGAAGGCGCGCAGACGATCGCCGAGCAGATCCTCGGCGCCGACGACGGGCGCTTCAGCGAGGAGGGGGAGAACCTCGCCGCCACGTTCAACCGCTTGATGAGCAGCTTGACGACGGTCAATGCCGCGTTCGATCTGCTCGACCAGAACCTGCTGCAGATCAGCGCGGACTCCGGCGTGTGGGCCGACAAGTTGGTGGACGCTTTCGGCGGGCTGGAATCCTTGCAGGGCTCCGTCGCCGCCTACTACGACAAATACTATTCCGACGCCGAGAAGGTCGCCAACACCACCAGTCAGCTTACCAAGGCATTCGACAAGCTCGGCTACGAACTGCCCGACAGCAAGGAAGAACTGCGCAAATGGATCGAGGAAATCCCGCTGCTCTCTGACGAGCAGCGCAAGACCTACGCCGAACTAATCAAGCTCGCGCCCGCTTTCTCCGACCTCGCGGACGCGATGGCGAAGACAACGGCCACGGCGCTGACAGCCGCCGAGGCCGAGCGCATGTCCGAAATCGAGGCGCGCAGGGCTATGCAAAAGGCCGCGCAGACCTCAGTGGATGCCGCCCGCGAAGGGTTGAACACCCTGAAAACCGACCTCGCCGCTGAGAGTTCCCGCACGGCAGGCGGCTATGCGGGCGGCAGCTATCTCGATGCCGCCGAGCTGGAACGATATAGCGGGTTTGTCGAGTACCTGACGGAAGCCGGCGCGGAACTGCAAAAGCTCGCTGACCTGAACGTCGCTGACGAGATGG